TGCAGCCCAGTCCCTTCACCATGTAACGCACACGGTCGAGGAGGTTCTGACTCTCAGTGCTACCGAAGTGGTCATAGAGATAGACCTTGTTGTCTGCGAACATGCGGTCAAACGCATCCTTGAGCATGACCTTGTCAGCCCCTAGATGCAGACGCTTGTTGACTTCGATTGACATGAGACCCAAAGCAGTGCGTGCTGTTGATTCTTCCAGTGCTATGTAGCCCAGCGAGTGTCCTTGCTTGACAAGAGCATGAGCAAGTTCACGACAGAACTGAGACTTGCCGACGCCCGTGCCGGCTGTGATGGTGACGATCTCACCGAGGCGGATGCCGTGAGTCATAGGGTTCAGGTCTTCCCATGGATATGGAATACCTTGACGACCATCCCACTCATTGATCTTTTCCCAAATGTCGTTGGCGTTGACAATGCAGTCGGGTCGGTATGGCAGAGCCTTCCACAAACAGTCGATGAGTTCTTTGCCTTTGCCTTCACGTAAACAATCGTTGGCATCCTTGCATGGAAGCCGAGCGATGTGTGACTTTCCGGGAGAGAGGATGAGTGAGCATTCCTTTGCTGCCTCTTGCCCCGGCTCATCCATGTCAAAGGCAAAGACAACCTTGTCAAAACCTTCAAGCCAGTCCAGACTCCGGCGTACCGCTTTGGCGGCGGAGGAAGCCCCGTTCGGCACGGAGACTACGGGGTACTTGTGATCCCAAAGTTGCGAGACTGACATGGCGTCGATCTCTCCCTCCGTCACGATCACCATACGCCCACTTGGTGCGAACCGGTGTTGACCGAATAAGACCAATGACGTTGAGTCTCCTAAGATTCGAAATTGCTTGTCCTGAGTCCTCACTTTCTGGGCGACTACTTCGCCAGAAGTATTCCGATATTCGGCGACATGGACTGGCTGTCCAAGGTAATCCCCAACTCCATAACTCCATGTCCTGCATGTTTCCTCCGTGAGATGCCGCTTGTCAAGGGCTTGATATTCAACGTCTAGTGTTCCTGTCATTGCAATCCTTTTTGTTTCGAGTTTGGTTGAGCCATCGCCTTGCTCATGGTGTTGGCAGCCGAAGCAAAACCCATGACCATCGGAGTAGCGTGCTAGATTGTTCTTTGAACCACAGCTAGGACACGGTTCGTGTCGCAAGAAATTAGATGTGTTTTCCATGTCAAGCCTCTGCTTCGTATGGAAGTTCAGGCATAGCGGCGTGCAAGTCTTTGTTGCGCTCAACACACTCAAGCAGGAAGTCGCTCAACATCTTCAAGTCCTGCGAGTGGACATAGACAGCGCAACCAGTCTCTTTGCGTATCTCCATGTCCCCCATTGCATTCAAGTAAAACTCATCCCCGTGGCTGTTGCGAATACATACACAATTATTTTTCTGCTTCATTGAATGCTTCCTTGCATTGTAAGATTTCACTAGCGAACTTGAGCGTGTCGCTTATACGAAACATGACTAACCATTCCCCTTTGTCCCGCCGCATGACAACCACCGGCGTCTTTCCCTTGCGTGCATCTCTGACCGCTTGCTCCAAGAACTTCTCAACTGCAAGCGACTTGCGTAACTTCACTTCAACATGTATTGACCGAGTCCCCGCAAGGTCAGCACCCGAAACAGCTGCGGATATCTGACCTGTGCGGTGGGTCTCAGGCATGAGCCAATGCTCTTTGATCGCATCACGTGCCGATCTCTCTCCGTACTTTCCTCGTTGTCGATTATTCGGCAACTTAGAAGTCAACCTTGCCTACTGCTTTTTTGGAGGCAGTTGGCTTAGTTGGCTTTGGAGCATCATCCTCAAACGAATCGAATGTCTCTGTTACAAACCCTGTTTCCTCTGCTCCGAAACCGAAGTCACTTGCTGAGGTAGCACGTGGCTCACGGACTTCAATGACCTGCACACCACGTAGGCGGAGTGAGATACCCACTCCTCCGATGGCTGGTGCATTGAACGCAGAGACTTCGATTGACAAGCGCATGCGGCTGCCTGATCCAATGCGAATGTCATTGGTAATCGCCGCACCACGTGCGTCAAACAACGCAGGTCGTTGATCCCAAGAGCGTCCTGTCTTGGTGGTAACCTTGCTCTTTAACTTCGCCTTGATGGAGATAGTCCCATCCTCCAACGTCATCATCGGGAAGTGGGTAGTTACCTTCACTGCCTTGCCGCCGGCTGCCTTCTTGTACTCAGCCACGCTCGCATCCCGATAGGAGTTGAGCTTGTCAAAGAGGGCAGCGGTGTCATCACCGGACTCCATAATCAACTCCACACGGTACTCACCGTCCGGGTTGAACTTGGTATCAGGCTCGGTAATCCATGGGTATTTGGCTGTTCCGATTGGTGTCGTGATTTTGATAGGTGTTGCGAACATTTGTGTTTTGTTAATCTTTCTTTAAGTATGATTTACGGGAGTCATCTATTTACTTCAGTCATTAGTACACGCTTGTCAACTATGTGTCAAGAGAAGAAATACGGAGATTCTAAAATCTTTTTGGGATTCAAGGTTCCGTATGTTGGTCTCTCTGGAAGTAGAACGTTCTTAGGTAGCTCGTGTGACACATGCTTTACAAAAGTTTGCAATAAATCTTCCTCGAACATTGTCGCCCATACCTTTCTGATCGTTCCGTACACAGCGACTGCGTCTGCCGCCAAGCATCCGTATGAGTCATGTTGCCCCAGCACCTCAGTGATCCCCTGCTGCCGGAGAGCATCGAATGTCAAGACCTCTGCGGCTGCGTCCAGTGAGTGAATGAAGTTGGGGGCAAGGGCATTCATGTGCTTGCGTGTGGCTACACGCTTGCTTGGCTTACGCAGCTGGAACATACGGACTGTCCTACCCAGCGTCGTCTTCACCATGCAAGCGTCGTATTGAAAGTATTGCTGATGGACAAGGAATCCTGATGGCGTGATCCAACTTGGCTGGATGTTGTTTTGGTTGCAGAGTTTGCTGACCTGCTTCATCCATGACATGAACTCCATGCCTTTGGTAATGATCTCGTGGATGGCTTTCCATACAACTGTTGTGAGGTAGCCGACTGGATGAGCGCACTCCTTCCATGGTCCGCCTATGCGTAGGTAGCGTTCGTCATACCACTGACGGATGTACGTGACGCCGGCGTGCAGCGTTCCGTTGTATGGAACGATCATGACGCAACGCTTGACGCACCCACGGTCAACTCCATAAGTGATCCATTCACGTGCCCATTGCTTCTTTGCTGGGTCTGCCTCAGCCTCCAGAAGTTCTAATGTTCTGGCTGCGACTGCTCCGTAAATGTCATTGGGAGTGTCGCTTGTCAAGGCTGCATCACAGTTGGTTAGACGTCCTCCTACTTCATCACGAAGAAGAAGGCTGATGATTTGGAGACCATTGCAACTACCATCCTGCCAGACCGGGTGCGCTGAAGGCTTGCCAGCAAGTACCCCGGCGACGTCGTGACACCATGACAAGAACTGGACTGGTTCATCTCGGTCGATCCAGAGAGATTTATTCTGGTAGGGATCGTTGACAATCGTTTTGACCAGACCCGTGGTGATGAGTTTTGTGGCTTCCGCTATCCGGTGCTGGTACGAGCCTTTGATTCCCGCATGACCTGCACCGCCGATGAGCAAGGCAATCCATGCTGGGCTGTCCACCTTGATGTGCTTGCCAAGACCAAATGACAGCAGTCCCTTGCCAACGTCCGTGCCTTGGTATGACAGGTATGACACCTGCGGGTAGATGCGTCCACGGAAATCCATACAGAGAGGACTGAAGATGTTCATGTCCTTGAAACGGTTAGCCAGCGCAATCGTCTGTGCGAAGTTGATGCGACGTCCTGCCTCAGTGCGGTTCTGTTCGAGGATGCGGTGCACTTCACGACGCCATATCTTGACAACAGGATTCTTGCCGTCGCCTTCTGGTCTGGCTGGTAGAGGTCTGTCTTCTTTGCTGGGAAGATCGCCGAAGACAACTCCATTGTCCCAAAGCTTGTCAATGACATTGAGCGTGGGCGTGTTGACATTCAGGGGAACACGCTGCATTGAGTTCAGGGTTCGATACACGACAGGCATTTGCTGCTTCGTTGCACATGCAACAACCAGACCAGAGTCAGTGCGGATGAGGTCTTCACCGATGTCGTTGACATAGCCGCCGAGATGAGGAGTAGTCCAGTCATACGGAGGTACAACCATCGGAAGCTTGACAGGACGAAGGAACTCACACTTCGCCCCATAGTCCCTGATCCACTTCAACGTCTCTCCCGTCGGAACAATCCACGTGGTCGTCTTGACAGCCGACTCAGTCACATTCTTAATGTCAATCAGACCAGTGTGCCGGCGCATGAGTTCGACCAACACCCAGCCCATGCGTAGAAGAAGAGAGTCATCAATGGTTGAAGCACGTACTACCTCTTCCATCTTTGCTGAAGAGTTGCGTGCGATCTTCTTGATCGTTGCACGACGACGAAGGTCTGACTGTGGGTCAGCCGTCCAGTTCTTCATGGTCTTGAGGAGGAAGGGTTCGTCCTTGGCAATCTTGCACAGGAGGGCTTCGGTTG